GTTCTCTTTTTCAGGGATATTGATAAATAATGATTTATTATCAGTATAGTTTGCATTAGTTATTTGTGGTGGTTTAGGCGGTGTTCCTGAAATTAGAGGTTTATATTCCCCATTAGTTATCCCAACAGTAGGGCGCAACAAATAACTAGTATTATTTCCCGTGAAGAAAAACTTTACCGGTCTAACCAAATTTACCAATGGCGACTTAACTGCTTCATCACTAGCAGTAGCTATCGTCACGTTTTCATCAACATCAAGAGTAAATCCATTAAAATACCCAGAGGGAATTTCAGGAGAAAAATTCATCAAAATTTCGTGATTTGATTTTATTTTTAAAACTCTATCTCTGTTACTAACATAAGTTTTTAGCCTATCCAACGCAGAACGAAAACTTCCACCATCGACACCACCAAATGTAGCTATAGTTGCATCTGATACTAAATCAAACCTAACACCATTTTGGGTTACAAAAAAACTACCATCATCTGTATCTCCTGGTGTACCTGTGCCGGTTTTAGTATATAGACCACAGCCACCATCGTTTGGAGATATTCTACCCGCAATAAATATACTTTTTATAATAGAATCTGTGTTAGAATTAACAGCATCTATAAATGTGTTGTAGTTTTTTGTTGATTGGCTAATCTCCCCCCTAAGGGCTGCATCACCAATTGAAACCCACCCCCCCGCTCCAATTCCTCCCGCTGACTCTGGAGTTGAGCCAGCACTAACTACTTTGGGGAGTTCGCCATCCCATCTGTAGTATTCGCCATTGTCTTCCCAGAGAAGAACATCGTTAGGATTGATGATGGTATTACCCGATTCAAAAGACCTCTTCGTGATATAGCCATAGTTAAGCATTGCCTGTTTTGATAAAAAATTAATACCATCTATAGTATAATGTTTTTTACCAAAGCGGTCAGTGTAAAAATGATTATTTGACGTAACGAACTCGTCAACTTTGCCTGAGTTATATTTCAGGTCGCGCGGTGCTTCACTTGGAACTGGATTTTGTGTTGGAATTGTAGACATAATCTTTCCCAATAAAAAAGCCAGCACTTAGGCTGGCTATGATTGAAATGAATTTAATTAAACGTTGTAATCTTTCTTTGCAGAAAAATACTCACTTGCTGTAATACTGAAAGTTCCGTCTGCATTAGGCTTTTTGTCGCTTACAATCCATCTCATTGAGTCCATTTCAACGATATTGGATATAACGTAACGTGACGGGGATTGAACATTCATGCCGTCATAGATATTTAGTTGGATGTCAGGTATGTCAGCGATAAATCCATAAGCGGTATCGCTTCTTGGTGTAGCCTTAAACCTTTCCGTCGTATTACCTAGGTGATCAGTGATACAAACAAACATCTCACCATCAAAGGCAACTTTTTCATTTGTTGAAAATTGATTTCCTATCCTCTCAACTATATAACCCGCCTGTTGATTCTTATCGTATGTGTCAGCAACAATAATTAAGTCGCCCGGATAAACATAATCACCATCTGCGAGAGTTTGCACACTGATACTCATGCGCTGATGTATTAACCTATCCATTTCCAACAGCGCTCTATCTATCGCTTGATATTCATTGCGACAACCATGAATGGTTATTTTGTTAGGATTTTTAGCTGATTTGTTAACTATTTTGTTATCTTCAATACGGTATTTAAGGTAGGTTTTTTTGTTGGTTTTAGGGTTTACATATTCAATTTCAACACCATCATTACCGCTCGGCATTGTCATATCATAAGAAAGTGAAAATCCATTGCCTGTTGTGTTAGCCCTATTAAAAGTGCCAGATGGATATTGCTTTTCCTCTTCACGAGTAAAGGTAAGAACTCCGTTATCCCAGAAAGAAATGACACGAGCAACATTGCATATCGTTTCTATACGCTGACCCAGCGACACATCCTCATCATCAAACGTGTAATCAAAATATCCTAAGCGCTTATCTGGAAGTGATTCATAGATTGAATACAAACCATATAAATCTATGGTGCTTTCTGGCTGTCCTGCGGTAACTAGCCAAGTGTGAGCGACCGCATCAGCAAATGATCGTGATGGTCTTAATGTATAATCAACGCTACGGCTATTCATGTCGTAACTAATAACATGACGTGTGGCTAGTGCGTTATATTTACGCTCCCTTGCTCCTGTTGGTGCTTCTGTTGCCCTCACTGTTACTTTAACAAGAGTATCTTCTTCATGTACTTCGTTAATCCTCTCTCTAACAATAAAGACCTCCTCTAGCTTAAGAATACTGTGATCATTACTGTTTTCTAATCGAGTTAATTGAAGCGCATACCTTCCATATCCAGCCAACGGCTTGAACTTTTCCGTTAGATAGTATGTTTTTGTCTTTGGTGCGGATGGAAATCCTCTATCAAACGCCTCCCTTGTTCCTGATATCTCATTGTTATTATCATCAATCTTCCAGAATTCAATTCTTGCGCTAGCCCAATCACCATCACCAAGCTGTGCGTTTAAATGCACCCATAATTCACCACCATCAAGCGGTGAAAAGAAAGGCCCTACTGTCAGGAATTGGTTGTCATAGAGAATAAACTTTGATGTGTTGACTATTGCATTAGGCGGTAGAGTTGCCAAATCACCACCGGTTAAATTAGTGAAAAAGAATTCATAGTAATATTTTGGTGAAATAATAGCGCCATCATCACTTTCTTTCGCATCAGATAGATAAGCATCAACCTTAATATCCTTTGTAACCGAACCCTGCGGAGTATCATAAGTCACATTAACAACAAGGCTTACTGATCGAGGCTTTACGATATCCATAAAATATCGAAAATCATCTTGTTTCTCTATCTTTATAGCCACCTCACCACCTTTAATTTCACCAGAAATAACATTATTAGCAGTAGCTTGATATTGTGGTATTTCGTCACTTTCATTCGGACCCGGTATTTCTTGCCCGTCAACATCAGGGAACTCAAAACCCTCGAATATCTGTGGAATTACTTCACCAGGTTGGAATATCTGATAACTGGCACCATCAAGGGCAATTAGTTCAGACTCTGAATATTTCACATTCTCAATCGTGTAGTAACCGATGCCGAAGTTCATCCACTCGGTAACCATCTTTTTATTGTCGATGTATTCAAACATTGATTGCTGAATGAGATCGGGAAAAGCTCTAACTTGTCCGTGAATTTCAGGTCTAGCCTGATATGTTCTCGCTATATTGGTTTGACCAGTTAATCGGTTGTTGGGGCTTTCCTTTGCATTCACATCAGCGGCACTAAACGATGGTGCTTTGGGAGCTAAGAATGAAAATATCTTGGAAACAAACTTAAATACTGGATTAAGAATGTCGCCAATAATCCCTTTCGGTTGGTCAAATATTTGAATGTAATGAAATTCACTAATAATAAAGTCAAGGCGATCATCGTCGTTAAGCTTTACGCCGTTAACATAGATATCAACGTCATGATGAAAGTTTTGCCCATTTAACCAATCAAAAAAAAGAGAGCCGGCTTTTATCTCGACTCTCTCTTTCGGCACTCCAGCGACACGCTGAATTTCAATTATTGGCATATTTCATAAACTCCAACTTAGTGAACTTCCTCTCGAGCACAATCAACCTATCCATTCTCACAGAACCGTTTTCACCTCGACTATGTAATGCGTTACCATCGATAATCAAGCCAATGTGAGCGGGTTTTGAGCCTATATAGCCTATAAATATTCCGTTATTTTCTGGTTTGTTTACTCTCTCCCAAAACTCAACTTCATTTTTATAGCAAGTCACAAAATTAGTTTCAGACTCATAGCCTGCGTCATGGTGGATCTCAATACCTAGAACGTGTCGATAATAAAGAACGACGAGCCCCCAACAGTCCATAGCATCAAATGTGCAAGACCTATTTTCCCATGGTTTACCGATTACCTTATTGATGAAATCTTGAGTTGTCATACAGCCTCCAAGCCCGGCCATTCTTGCGGTTCATAAATGCGTCCAATGTTTTTATTCAATGGGTTACTCATAGATAGCGTGACAGTGACACTTTCATGATCCATCGACACATCTTTCACAAATAATTTCCATCGAGTAATTGCTGTTCCTTTGTCTTTCTCATCAAATAAGCGATAGGTAGCCTCTATGGGTGTCATCCTATTGAATGATTTCCATAGTTTAAGTTTCTGCTTGAAGTCTTGTGCGACACGGCTGAATTTAACACTGGCGTCAATGATGGGCGTTCTGCTTTGCTGGCTGTCCGATAGTTCGAAATTACACGGCTGATATTCAACCCCACCTAGAACCTTTGGGAACACCTGATAAGACACGAGATAAATATCGCCAAATGATGGGTGACTAAATTGCAGTGTCTCATAAAGTATTCTATTTGGCCTTTGTGCCCGATACTCTCTTAGTGTAGGCATTACAACTCCTTATACTTTGGTAGAGTCTCAGTGACGATAATATCAAGCCAACTTCCAAATGATGGCGGAAACTCAACGATAATATCGTCGAATTCATCATCTGAATTATAAAGTTTCTTACTAATGACTTGACCAGTCCATGTTACAGAAGATCCATTAATACTGGTTTGCACTGGATAGGAAACAAAATGTAATTCCTGCTCCTGCAGTCCACTACCACCAAGATTAATTTTCATCCTGAACCAGCGATTGCAATTATCAAGATAGTTGGGACTTCGTAACCACTGCGCAAATGCACGCTCTTGTTGAAGTGTAAATATCCAATTCACACTCCATACAGTTTTTAAATCATCAGTTAACTTCTGAAATATAGGTGCGCCTACCTGTGGTTGATCTGTCAAGAAGCCAGTATCTAGCGTCATGCTTTTATCGGCTTTCTGCGCTAGAGGAAGCCAGTCAGGGTAATCAATAACCATATATCAACCTCTTGCTCTCGCTGTTGCCGATGTGTTTCTTGTGATGGATTGAAGCATAGGGCCTTTGTTATCCATATCCATAATGAACGCCTGAATAGTTAGCGTATTTCCATCTTGTGATGTCTGTGCGTCAAACTTGTGTCCACCAGATGAATAGTCATTAAATACAACATTCACATTCATACCACCACTCTGCATATCTTTATTGGAAATAACCTTTCCATTGTCACCGTGGATCATGTATTGACGACCGTTGTTAGCCTTGAATATCTCAGGCTTACCACCTTCACCCACTCGATACATTGAGCCAGCATTTACGGGCCCGCCATTTTTACGAGCGCCAGCAAGCGCAATCATAGCGGGAATAGCTGTTGCCATTGCAGCCATACCCCATGTGGCGGCAGAGCCCATAGTGGCAATACTGGTTGTCGCTGCTGCCGGAGCCATAGCATTTGTAATTGCTGCGCCAGTGGTTGTAGCCTCCGCTATAGCTTGTGCATTGGAAGCCTTACGCATGGCACTTTCAGTAACCATATTCTTAACCTGTTGCATACCCATTTGAACCAGAGCGCCAACAGCTTGGTCTACGATAGTTAATGCGACATTGCGGAAGGCATCGTTAAGAGATTGAGTACCTGTTAATAGCCCTGTAATCACGTTAGCGGAACGTTGTCCTAATGCATCCAATCCATCAGCTAAGAATTGATTAGCTTGACTTTGATTGCGCCATATCTCCCATTGAGCATTCATGCGGTCTTGCTCATATTGAGTATTAGCGGCATTCATTAACTCTAAACTTTGCTGTTGAGTTAAAACCTTTTGGTTTTCGTACTCTTTTATAAGCGCAAGTTTACGCTCGTGTTCATTTTTGAGTTGCTGAACAGGGTCTACTTGTGCCTTTAAATTATCTTGCGGTGATACAGCGTTATTAGCCTTTATTTCGGCTATTTTTTGCTGATATTCCGCCTCAATTTCAGCTTTACGCCTTGCTGCCTGTTCAGTGAGAGATACATCATCTTTTGTTATCCGCTCTAAGTCTGCCAACTGCTTATCGTGAGACTCTTTAGCCTTAGCAACCAAATCAAGCTCAAGCGCGGCTTTCTTATCTGCTAGATTACGCTCAATGTTGTATTTTTCTTCTGCGAGTTGCTCCGCTTTTTCAATCTGTTTAGGAGATGCTTTGTCACCCAATGCTTTAACAGCATCATACTTAGCCATTTCAAGAGAACCATCTTTATAACCTTTGTTTAAAAGCTCAATTTCTTCTCTCTGGCGTTTTAATGCTTCGTATGCAGCATCTGTGGCTTTGGTTGATTCCTTGGTTGTTTTGTTACGTTCAGCAGCGGCATCTTGAGCCTCTTGAGCAGCTATAGCATACTGAGTTAATGATGCTATCTCTTGCTCTGACAATCCATTATCTTCTGCGTAAAACTCAACTTGTAGCTTTCTTTTGTCAATCTCACTTTTTGCGTTAGCTAATTTAGCTTCTCTCTCTAGAGATTTTCTCAAGTCAAGTCCTTTGTCTGACCACTCCATTATTAGGCTTTGTGCATTAAATTCTTTCTTTTGTCTGGTTGCTCGCTCGATAGAGAAACCATAAGCATTCCAAGCATCTTTAGCGTTTGGTAATATGGATGACTCTCTCTGCAGAAGATCTGCTCCTTGTTTTAATGTTCCATTTAAATCAGACTGCATCATCTCTATTTTATAGAGAATATTACCCCTTCTTTCCTCTTGCTTTTCTAAATTAGCAACAGCTGTTTTTAGTTGGTCTGTAAATTTAGCTGACTTATCAGCATTTAATCCAAATAAATCAAATCCATCATTTAATTCTTTAATCTCTTTTTCAATCAAACTGATCGTGTACTTAAGTTTTGCAGCTTCTTCATCGGCGACTTCTAAGTGTTTTTTAGCCTCAACTATAGCCGCTTCTTTTGCTGCTCTAGAGAATTTTTTATACTCCTCAGTAAGACCTCTTATGTCGTCAGCAAACTTATTTGATTCTTCTCTAGCTTCTTTTGATTGTTGATAAAAGTAATAGATTGCGGCACCAGCTAACATGGCCACACCAGCAGGGCCACCTAACATCCCCATAGCGCCACGCAACAAACCCATAGATAATGATGCAGCTCTCGCTGCGGCCGCTGAGTTTGCCATTGCTGCTGTTTGCGCTTGTGTTGCTTGTGTTAATGTTATCGCAGCTTTTGAAGCTAATGATTTTTTAGCAATTAAGTTATCAAGTGCAGTTGCCTCCGCTAACGTTCCTTTCGCAACGTTGTACTCTGCTTGTGCGAGAGCAACAGCAGATCTAGCAGAGGCTAAATCAGCCTGAGCCTTTCTGACTGACATATTTGCAGCATACTCACTTGCTCTTGCTGATTGCAGTGTGGCGACTGACTCCTGACGAGAGGCTGCTGCCATCATCACTTTTGACTTGGTAGCCATAGCCAACGCGCCAACATATCTTGAACCAACCACTGCTGCGATTACCGTCAAGACAGAACTAAGCTCATCTAAATTCTTACTAACAGTAATAACCGCATCACTAAACGCACTGATGGTTGATTTTATTGTTGTATTTTCACCGAGAAACTTGGTTAGGTTGTTCCCAGCCTCTTGGAAAGCCTGTGACATTGTTCGAGTGGTCTTAGCGAACTCCTTGCCGATCGCATCACCTTGAGAAAGCAGTCCTTTCACAACAACATCAGTAGTTAGCTTGCCTTCTGCTGCCATCTTACGGAGTTGACCAATACCAACACCCATCGAGTCAGCAAGTGCAACCATCAAACGGCTACCCTGTTCCGCCACTGAGTTAAATTCTTCACCACGGAGAACGCCAGACGCGATACCCTGCGATAGCTGAATAATGGCGTTTTCTGCTTCCTGTGCAGTAGCACCAGAGACGATAAAGCCTTGGTTGATGATGGATGTTAATTTTGCCAAGTCCGCTGCTGATGTGTTGTATTCTCTCGTACCTCGTTCAAGTCGTGCGTAGAGTGTGGCAGTAGCGTCAAGACTAGATCGTGTTGCTTGAGAGATATCAAATACTCGTTGAGTAACATCAATAAGTGACTCACTCGCACGAACTGAGTTAGATAATTTATTGTTTAATTCAGTCCATGCTTCAGAATAACTAGCAACCATTGATGCCGATAAATAACCAGTCAGAGCCGCCGCAACTTTGGACAGAGACTGCATTGAACGCTCAGTGTTATTTACCGACTGAGACGTTCTGTTAAAACTACTATCCATACGATTAAGGCGTTGCTCTAACTGCTGTTGAGATGTAAGCAATTGCCGAACATCCATTTGAACTTGATAAACGATTTCGCCTACATTTGCCATTTATCGGCTCCTTAAAATAAAAAACCCCGCCGATTGGCAGGGTTGTGTTTAATGAGTGTTTTGTAAATTAACTATTGATCATGTATAGAATAAAGAACGTAGCGCAACCTAATAATACAGCCCCAATAACTTTCCCAATATTTTCTGCATTCTTATTCATTTCTTCTGTTTCTTGGATGATGCTTTCCGTCTCTTTATTTATTCTATTTGTAATTATTTCTAATTCTTGAGCAAATACTTCGTAGATACTAGCCTGTGCTTCGATGGGTTCATTAATTATCAATAAGTTGAATGCATCCATGTAGTCATTGTTAAACATCATCCTATCAACACCTTGATACTCAGCTAATATAGTTTGATTC